TCAATGTATGCATACGTTTATGATAGTTTGGATGGCAACTTTGACAACTATTCAATGAAAGAACTCATCACAGAAACAGAAGAGTATTACCCTGAATTGTTGACTGATGCCGCTGTTCATAAGGTAACATACAGCGACACGCCACAGGATGCCAGTTGAGGTAGTGGCACAAAGGGGGTTTACTTCCCCCCTCATCCATTCTATTGTTCATTCAAGTCAAACAACCAACGACTCTCATGCGTAAGATCGAACAGCAAATGTGTGCCGCTATCCAGGCAGACAAGAACTGGTCATCAGGCAACACACAAGTTGTTACAAACGATGGTGTGTCTACAGTGTATCTCCACGGCAACAAGATCGCCATGGTTGATGACACCTCGCTGACAATCTTCGATGGTGGATGGCAGTCAGTCACCACCAAATCACGACTCAATGCATTGTGCTCTGAGTTCTGCATTGCTGGTGAGGGTATATTCCAGAAAGACTTTCTGTGGTATGTTCGCAAGTTCACTGGTGCAATCAATGGCAAGAATGTGTACATGACTGAGGATTTCTGTTCTGGTTATGTGTTCGCCTAAGGGCGACACTTTTCACACTAAGTAACACAAACTGGGCGGCCACCGCCTAGTTCACCCATACTAGCACCCATGTCTCACTATTCCATGCCTTACCTGCCCACCACTAGGACAGAGGCGAGACTGTCCACATACATAGGCATCGCCCGCATCTTGGGCTCTATAATCAAATCAATCAAAGGCAATTGATCATGTTCGCAGTCCAACCCGCCAACTGGTATCGTTTCGATGAGCATGGCGCAGACTATGCCATCAGCATTTCCCACGCCTATCGCATCTGTTCAGCATGGCAGGAGAGCGGAGACGCTGAGGGGGAAGATATGATGATTTGGCGTCTCACCTCTGGTCATCCTATCAAATGGGTTCGGGTCTACAAGGATGAGAGCGTGGACACTGTGACAGAGCAGGAACTGGCACTGCTTGCCTAGATAACCAGTTCCGACCCTGTAGACTAACAGCATGGAAAACAAAACAACCAAACTCGAAACCTCTGCTGATGGCATCTTCATGCACAGCAAGAACCCATCACCAGTCATGCAAGCAGCGATGGACAGCATCCGCCGTCAGATGATCGCTGAGACAGCATACCGTCAGCGTGTGCGTCAGGGACTAGAGCCAGCAGGACAGTGGGGGAACTGGTCCATCAGTGATCGCCACTGATCACCCCATCGTCTACAATACACACAAGCAAACAAACAAACCACATGACCGCTTCCACCATGACTGCCGACACCACATACAACGGTTGGGCAAACTATGAGACCTGGAATGCATCCCTCTGGATTCAGAACGACCGCTTCCTGTACAACACTGCCCAAGCATGTGTGACGTACTGTGAGGCAGGCGACACGCCATACGCTTGCTTCGTTCGCTGCATGGATAACTGCGCTCGCACCATGACAGGTGATGACGTGGCATGGACAGATCCTGCCATCGACGCAGACGAGATGAACGAGATGATGGCAGACCTCTGAGTCTACCACAGCAGAGGGGCAGGGGGGCAGTGATATGCCCCTTTTTTATGTGGTCGCGAAGCGCCAAGCGGTTTGGGACTCCTACCCCTTCCCTAACCTACAAAAGTATCCAGACGAGAGATAAATATTTTTGAAATGGTTTTTTTGAAACCTTGAAAAGGAAAAAAATTTCCCAGCAAAAAAATGACTGAAAAACCCGAGTACAAAAACTTTGACGACATTGTTAACAACTTCGATGCGTTCTGTGACGAGTTTGAGTCGCGAGCATCTGAAGCATTCATGAGAGGAGATCAAAACGATGGAAGAGTTACACAAGCAGCAGCAGAGTCTGGAGCAGGCACTCCTGAAGCTGTCCGAGAGGTTGACGAGCCTGGACCAACGGATTTCGCAGCTGGAGCGACCACAATTGATGTATCGTCGTCCAGCGGAGAAGAACTATGAAAGTCTCTCAGACACATTAGATTATCTTCACAATAATGTGGAAGGAATTAAGGAAGATCTTTTAAAGGTAGCGAGAGCGGTATAGGATGGCAACGCTATTAGATGATAGGTTAACTGTAGGTATCTGGCCATTACCAGGGACTGCGAAACGTGCCGACCTGTTATCGGGTGTTGTCACGCCAGGGGTTGGTAGTTTCGAGTTAAGACCTCTAGCGTATGAGAATATGGCAGAGGCAGTGGAGAATGGCGACGTATCTTCTGTGGATGATTATATCTCACCATATCAGGTATTCTCGTTAACAGTCACAGCAATCCCCACACTGCCCGATGAGATCATCTTAAACGTATCGTTCGACCCAATACCTCCTGTACCTGCTTTCACACCCTTCAAGGCGATTATAGAGGAACCTAACCCAGTTACATTAGTTAGTAGGACTGGTGCAGAAAAACCACAAGAGATTTTACCCAGTCCTAATTGGAATCCACCCCTGGTCAATGAAGAGTTCATTCAGACTTTAGGAGGGGTGACGACTGCCACGATTGGGGGATACTATACTGAGAAGGCATTTTATGATCGTGAATGGGTTCTGAAGTTTCCTGATGTGATCGCAAGGATCAGCGGCGCAGGCGTGAGATATTTGAAGTATGAAAAGATCCCTCAGGGCGTACCATTCGATCCGTTGTTATTTGATACCGCACCGATTGCTCCGAGTAGTATTACGCCTGCTACGTGGTATTCACTCACCAAAGCGGATGCCGAGATCTTAGATGCGCCTGAGATGCAGAGGTTTCTTACAAGATCATCTGGTATTGTATCGTATAAGGCATCAGAGATCAGGAAGTTGCGCTTCTTCTATATTATTACAATCACTTCAAAGTTACCAGGGACGTTGATTCCGATAAAGACCACTATTCCCGCGTTTATGACGGTACAGAACAATAGTAGTTGGGCACAGAAGAGATTACTCTATGCCCTAAATACGCCGAAAGCGCCGAGACCATTATTACTTGGAGTATAATGTTAAGTACAACACCCGCGTTATCAATGGTTTTAGACATGACTACAGGTCATGGTCCATGGTCTCCTGTTGGATTTCTACCACCCTCCCCTACTCCTCCTAGTGGTGCGAGTTTGAATGTTATCATTAATGGTCGTAATGTACATAAGGTAGGTGATACAACATTACCACACTTTGCGATACTTCCTGTACCACCTGATCTACACTCTGATACAATCTCTACAGGGTCTCCAACAGTCATGGTTAATGGTACTCCTATGGCAGTGATCGGAAGTTTGTTAGGATCGCCTGTGGGACCTGCTGGTATCGTTTCAGGATTTGGAGCATTAACTGTAGTGGTTGACAGCAGACCCCTAGAGAAGGTATAATACAAGAGTCAATCGAACAAAATTATGGCACGAAGCAAAGTTGGTCTTAGTGGCGGTCTCATGATCGAGTCGAAACCAAAAAAGACTCGTCAGGGATCAGGACAGCACACGAAGTACGCTGCTACATCACGTAACAACAAGAAAAAGCGTTATCGTGGACAGGGACGATGAATTTAATTTGCAATCTTCCCGCTGAGAAAGTCTGGGTACGTAAAGAATACTTACGAGATCATCAAGATGGTCATGGGGAGTTTGTTGAGGGCGTTTGGGTATCTGCTAAAAGCATACCTGGACGCGCTTTTTATTTTGAGACATACTTACCCACGTATGGAGCAATGTACGACAAACTTCCCATTAGTGCGTTTGTACGATCCCCTGAAACCCCAGTCATAGACATGGATTTGGCGAATCTACAATTCTGGAATTGCATGGACTATGGAGTCATGGCAATCAACAAAGGATTCATTGCTCAAATGGAAGTGGAGATCTTTACTCGTGACCATGGGTTACAGAAAGGAAAATACTTGTTTACATTGGATAACTATCATGCGAACCCTGATGTGATAGATAATAATGTGAGCGAAACTCCTCAGGAGCACAAATCGCACAATTGTATTGCGTTGAACAATGGTCAATACGCTTTGTATCCTAATAATAGGATGCGACTGTATGACCTCTCCTTGACTCCAGAACAACCTACATTCCCTGACTTTAAAGTATCTACCATAGAATACGAAGTCGAGGGTGGAACCGATTGGGGACGCCTTGGAGACACTGATAATTATTTTTGGGAAACAAATGCTGAACGAAAACAACGGACGGAGACCACAGATGGACAAACGAGTGGACAAGAGTGAAGAGTTCAAAGAATCGGGAATGACCCTAATTACCGAAACTGATAGCGAACGTCATCTTAAGAGAGCACGTAAGATGCGAGATGTCAAAGAGGGTGAAATCTTTGACAATCAAGTAGAATGGGCAGACGGATTCTGTGGTAAGTGATAAATAGTAACAGCCTATTGCTGTGTCTAAATGCCTACCTTTGAGACATTCAAAGATTTGAGTGTTACATTTAAGAAGCATCCTGTTACTGATGATTTGGTAACAGTAAAAGACAAGGCAGCTATCGTTCAGGCGATTACTGCCTTGCTTCTTACTAAGAAGGGAGAGAGACCATTTCAACCTCAATTGGGATGTGGTCTTCAAAATGTATTATTTGAACCATTAGATTATGGTAGTGCCAGTATTATCAAATCAGAAATTAGAGACGTTCTAGAACGTTACGAACCAAGAATTACTGTAGATAGTATTTTGTGCAACCCAGATGATATGAATAACGGTTATGAAGTTGAATTGGCATATACTATTGTCGGTAGAAATGACGAACCAGTAATTGTAGAATTCTTCTTAGAGCGTACACGATAATGCCTTATACTCAGGTTGCCAATTTAGACTTTGAAGATATCAAAGTTGCTCTTAAAGATTATTTGAGAGCACAGTCAGATTTTACTGACTATGATTTTGATGGCAGTGCTTTATCGACTTTGCTCGACACACTTGCCTACAATACCTATTATACAGCGTTTAACGCTAACATGGTAGTCAATGAACTATTCATTGATTCTGCCACCCTCAGGGACAACGTAGTAGCGATTGCGAAGCAGTTAGGATACAGACCTAGAAGCATTACCTCTCCAACTGCTATTATTTCCTTTCAAGTTACTTATGGAACTCCAACTACAGATACTGAGTTAGTTCTTAAAAAAGGAACAGGATTTATCACCTCATATGATAACAACATTTATCAATATGTTACATTAGATGATGTAACAGGACAGGTAGTAAACGATGTCGCGACATTTAATAATGTCGTTGTTAGAGAAGGCACACTACTTGTAAACACATTTACAGTTAATACATCATTATCGAATCAAAGATTTATTCTTGATAATGAAAAGATTGACACAGAAACTATTAAAGTAAAGGTTTTCCCAACAGGAGGATCTTTAAACGAACCATACCTAGTTGCTGATAACATTCTAGATGTTGATGCAACCTCAAAAGTTTTCTTCCTTGATGAAACAGAAGACAATCGTTATGAATTAATTTTTGGAGATGGTGTTTTAGGAAAGAAACTAGACAATGGCGCAAGGATTGAAGTATCGTATGTTACAACAACTGGTCCAGAATCAAATAGTGTAAAGACATTTGTATTCTCTGGTGTTGTCGAAAATCCTTTTGGTGTTTCTCCAAATTCATTTACAACAAACATAACATCCGTAGAACCAGCACAGGGTGGAGAAGAAGAAGAGTCTACAGCAAAAATTAAGTTTAACGCACCCAAGACTTATGGCACACAAGATCGTGCTGTAACTGCTCAGGATTATGCTGCTATTGTTCGTAAAGTATATCCATCTACTAGCGACATTATAATTTTTGGTGGTGAAGATCAAGAACCACCCGAGTACGGAAAAGTTTTTATTGTAATCAAAGCAGAGAATGCCGCTTTCTTGACATCTTTAACTAAACAACAAATTATTGATGATTTAAAGAAGTACATGGTTGCTTCTGTTAGACCAGTAATTGTAGATCCTTCCATTCTATATGTTGAGTTGGATTCAAAGATCTTCTACAATGGATCTGTAACGGATGAGAGTCCAGGACAAATTAGAGATAGAGTAATTGGTTCTGTACAAAATTATCTCGACAATTCTGATATCGAGAAGTTTAACGGCAAGTTTAGATTTAGTAAAATGGTTGGTGTTATTGATGATACGGATAGATCAATTAACTCTAATTTGACTGAAGTAACAATGAGAAAGGATTTTTATCCTAGTCTCAATTCTACCTTCTATTATGAAGTATGTTTCCAAAACGAATTTGATAAAGATTGTGACGGACCTACCTTGTCATCAACTGGGTTTAGGGTAACTGAATATCCTACATTTGATGTTTATCTAGAAGATAGGGATGGCAAAATTGTCCTATATAGAATAGATAGCGTAACAGGCGAAAAGGTTGTTCTAGACAGTAATGTTGGCGACATTGATTATGTAAAAGGTGAACTAAAAATGTATGCCCTTACTATTATTAAGGGTACATTTATTGACAATCGCATTTCTGTTAGAGTTAAACCCCTTTCCAATGATATCAAGGCACTCCGCGAGGTTTATCTTGACGTTGATGTTGCGAATTCCTCGTTCACTGCATACAAAGAGTAAGTAAATGCCTGCTGTAAAGACTAAGAGAATCTCTACTCTAATCGAGTCACAGCTTCCTGAATTCATTTCTACTGAGTATGAACTTTTTTCAAAGTTTGTACAAAAGTATTATGAAGGACAGGAGGTACAGGGTGGTCCTCTGGATGTTCTAAGTAACATTCAAAAGTATGCTGATATCGATTATTACGAGAAGTCGCTTCTAAAGCAAAGTGACTCCTTAGTCTCAAACATTAGCGATAGTGATACCACTATCAATTTAGTAAATGCAGAATCATTTCCAGAGAAAAATGGTTATGTAAGAATTAACGATGAGATTATTTTTTACGAGAGTCGTACAGGCACCCAGTTACAGAACTGCTCTAGAGGAGTAAGTGGAAATACTAAACTAGGTGATCTTTATAGTTCTTCTAATTTTACTAGTACATCTGCTTCTTCACACTTTGCTGGGACAGAAGTATTCAATATTAGTAACTTATTTCTGTATGCGTTTGTAAAAAACTTTGAAAATCAATATCTTGGTTCATTTCCAGAAAAATATTTAAAGGGCGAAGTAGATAAGAGAACTCTGATTAAGAATATTCAGAAATTCTATAAAGCAAAAGGAACTGATAGTTCCATTAAATTCATTTTCAACACCATTGTTGCTACTGATGTAGAGAACAAACCAGAAGTATATCATCCCAGAGAATTTACATACAAATCATCTGAATCCGATTGGATTAATGTATATGCTTTAAAGGTAAAGATAGTATCAGGTGATCCAAAAGATTTAATTGGCAAACAAATTGTTCAAACACCATCTGAAGAGTATGGGTATGCTTCTGCTACTGTAGATAATGTTATTGCTCAAGGAACGATTGATAATGAAGTAATTTGGAATATTGTTGTTGCTCCTGAAACTATCAATGGTATTTTCGGAATCTCCACAAAAGCAAAATTAGAAAAAGCATTTACATCCACTCTTGGTGTTGGTGATAGAATTAACGTTTCATCTACTATTGGTTGGGATTCCACAGGAGAAATCTTAATTGGTGAAGAAGTAATTAAATTTGATGACAAGACAGTAACTCAGTTTATTGTCAGTGAAAGAAATTCTTCAGCATCACATAGTCTTGGAGATTTTGTATACAAACCTGTTACCATAGAAGGGTCTGGTGTAAAATTACTTACATTGGGAATTGTGTATGATGCTCTACCAGATGATACACAACCATACTCTTTCACAGGTGACGCTGTACAGGTATCTAATCCTGGTTTTCAGTCTGCGGACCCAAGAATTGTATTGACTGGTACAAATCAACTCAGATGGATTAAAGACACTGGAACTTCTGTTACATCTAGTACAAACACCAATGTAGAACAATCTTTGGATGGTGTTTCTAATAATGTCTCTGCTATCTTTGCAGATGATCAATACTACTATATCACATCTTCTAGTTATCCATCATATAACATTTTTGATGGTCCTGTTATTACACAGTCTGTACAGGATCAAAAAATTCTTAGGATTCTTAGAAAAACACCAACTGTAACTACTGAAGTTTACGAGACTTCTAAAAGAGATGTTGGAATTTTATTAAATGGTGTACCTATCTATGGATATAAAGATCAAGATAGTATTCGTTTTGGAAAGTTAGATACAATTCGTGTAGATGATAGAGGTCGTGGATATGTAAATCCTCCATTTGTTATTGTTGATGGTCTTCCTGGAAGAGCAAGAGCACAAATGGTTGGTCAAGTTGTTGATAGCATTATCATTGACACTACTATTACGTTTCCTGTAACACCTACTGTAGAAATTACTTCAGGAAGAGATGCTGTTGCTAAAGCAATTGTTACTGGTGGGGAAGTAACTAGTATTGTTGTAGAAAATCCTGGCAAATTCTATTCTTCTCCACCTATTGTAAGAATTACTGATAAACTTGGAAAAGGTAGATTTGCTGAATATACTGCAGTAATTGATACAGATGGATCTATTACTAGTTTTGAAAAAATAGCAGGCGGTACGCTATACACCCAACAAAATATTATGGTAGATATTATTCCTGTGGGAGCAGGTGCTGCTGTAACACCTTTCCTTAAAGAATGGAATAAAAATCGTTTTTCTAAACTATCCACAGTAATTGATAAACAATTCGGATATGTTTTTGAAAACATAAACAATGTTTTGGAATATGGTTATGGTCAAATTGCTAATCCAAAAGCACTCAGAGTTCAATTAAATGATAACTTAAACTCTGCTGATACAGAACCAGCTGTTAAAACCCATTCTCCTATTCTTGGATTTGCTTATGATGGCAATCCAATCTATGGTCCATTTAGTTACGAAAATCCACTAGATGTAAGTTCATCAATTGTAAGGATGACTTCTAGTTATTCATTAGTTGGAAATAGACAAGATGGTCCGCCTACAACAAAATATCCTCTTGGGTCATTCGTAAATGATTACGTTTATACTCATAAAAGTGGTTCTCTAGATGAAAACAATGGACGATTCTGTATTACCCCAGATTTCCCAGAAGGAACTTATGCTTATTTCATTACTATTGATAGCAATCAAGTACCGCAATTCCCATATGTTGTAGGAAAAAATTATTATTCTCTACCAGTAGATAGTAATTACAATTCTAATATTAATCAAAACGATATTCCAAAAAATGCTAAGAGATTTTTCTCTGCGGGTATGCTTGGAAATGGTGATGGTTTAGTTGCTACTATTTCAGAAGTTAAATCTGGTACAGTAGATAAAATTGCTGTTGATGGTTCTTCCAATAACTTCTCAGTTAATTGCCAATTATATTTTGATAATCAAGGAACTCAAGGAAAGGATGCTTCTGCTTTGGTTTCTTCGGTTACGGGAAAACCCGTTAACTACTTACAAAGTAAAGAAGATAAAGTTGTAAAACTAACCACAATTCAAAATGCTTTCTTGTTTGTAGATGATACATTAAGACAACCATCATCTGCTGCATCTGGTACTATTGTAGGTACAGTTCAAAATGATAACGTCATTGTCTTAAAAGATGTTGTAGGAACGTTCGATAATACTGGAACTTTCTCTGCTGATATCAAAACTTTTATTCTTACTATTGATCAAGATAGTTCTTATACCAAAGGAGCTACTCTAAGTTTAACTGATGGTGTAAATCCACCAATCGCTACTGCTGAAATTTTAGAAGGG